CCGTGTTTACACGACTGCCAGTGGGCCATGTTTTGGGCCGAAGCCTGGGAAAGTGTTGGCAAAGTTTGGATATATAGCAGACGCCCCCAAAGGTGTGACACGAGAATCGCTAATGCGTGGCGTTGCCTTGGGTTTGGAAAAACAAGTCTCTTTTATCCCAATTTTGTCTAGTTTAGTAAAACGTGTGTTAGAATTAACCAAGGGCCATAAAGAATGCACGTATAACAGTTGGTTTAATCGCGAAGAGCACAAGTTGAAAACGAAAGAGTTTTACGGTGTGTCTCCTGATGTTCATTATGAGTTGTATAGCCAGTATTTTTGGGATGCAACTGATCAGGCGCGTTTTGATGCGGAGCTAAGCACTATGCAAATGGGTGACAAATGGAGCTTCGCCAGTCTGGCACAGTTGTGTGATCGTGACACAAGTGCTGACCAATTGGTTTACTAAACAACGAAATAGGACTACAATTGTAAGAACGAGCCTTAAAAAACAAGGTACCATTTAGTTGGCTAAGTCTCCTACCCGTAAGGGTTTTAAGTATTGCGCAACTGTTTTCACAGCGTATAGTGATTGAGGTTTAATTCGTGAATGTGCAGAATAAGATAAGTCGCAGCGAATAATTTAGACGTCGTGTATGTGCAGTCTCGCACAGTCGGTTAGAGAGAAATGAAAAGTCGAACCGGTACATAAGAGTTAGAAATTTAACTATAAAAACATCAGCTCAGATTGTGAGCCACTGATAAAATAAGTGCACGTAAACGTACGATGAGCCTGGGCCAACCGCTGAAAAGTGGAGTTGATTGCCAGGTCGATCGTGAATGCACATTGCCAAATGCCGAATGAGTAACGCGGCGCTAACCTGTGTGTAACGCACACCGTTGGAGCAAGCAAGATTGGAAACAAACCGAGGAAACACCATCTTAGGGGAGTTCGTAACGCCAGTTTTCGTTTGTGACAGTGTTGTGGAACAGTGTAATCCAGGTCGATAGCGTCGACGGTGAATGTAAGCTATGGTGTTTCTCGCCCATGTCGAACCAAATCAGAAAAAAACAAGCTATTAGAAGCACAAATGCCTTAAAAGCAATGGTAGCACAAGCTACCGCTAGCGCTGTCGCTCGGACGCGCAGGTCACCTAGGAAAATGAAAGGTGGTCATGCCACACGTACAATTCGGAAAGGTACGCGTGGTGGTCAAAATATCCGTGGACTCACCCGTCCCAGAGTAGGTCGTGGTCGGTTAGGATTGTCTGATTCACCGAGCGGAGTAACAACTCGCCGGGTTCAGACGATTTCCGAGGATGAGTTTATCCAGGATATCAATGGGAGTGTTAACTTTGCAACGACAACGTTTGCGGTTAACCCTGGTCAATCAGCTGTATTCCCTTGGGGGAGCAAGCTGGCAGCATTGTATAATGAGTACGAGTTTGAACACTTGGAATTTTATTACAAACGCGAAGTATCGGAATTTGCGACAGGAGGCACAACGGGAAAAGTTATGTTGTCTTTTGATTACGATGCTAGTGATGCTGCACCCACAACCAAACAACAAGTGGAAGATACCGTGCCTCACAAGGACGGTATGCCTAGTGATCCTATTATTAGGCTGGTGATTGATTGTAAGAGAATGAAGAAGAACGATGCAAAATATGTTCGACCAGGTGCGCAACCTGCAAATACCGATATCAAAACCTATGACGTCGGAAATTTGTTTGTCTCTACTTTCGGAAATGCGAACACAACTCCAGCTTTAGGAGAGTTACGTGTCAATTACAGGTTGAAATTGCAAGAACCTATATTGGCTGTGTCGCAGGTAGCGGGAGGTGTGGTACACTTTAGTTCAATTGCCGCAACCACTGCCAACAATTTCGCTGGAGCCGCATTGCAAGTAGGCGGCAACCCCAACTTAACAGGGATTACTTTGGGTACGAACACTGTGGTGTTTCCAGCTAACATTCCCGGTAACTATGCACTCTTTTTGAGTGTTATGGGTTCCACCAGCGCATCAGCAAATTCAGTGTCTAGTGTAGGCACAGGTGCAGTTGGATTGAACTTGTTCACGCAGA